ACGCTTTGGTAATGTCGCGCAACGTGTCGGTGTACAACACCGACGGCTCGATGATGGAACGCACCAACGACGTGATCTGGCGTCCGCAGCCCTACATTGCGACCTCGATCAACGGCGCACCGCGCACCGACATCTCGGCTCAGTTCGTTGACTTCACGCAGCTTGCTGTCCCGGCAACTCTCGGCTTCAACAAGACCGTGCCGTTTGCTCTGGACGCTCTGGAACTGCGTGACCAACTGCAGGAAGGCCGCCTTGGTGACTCCGCAAAGCAGAAACTTGCTTCGGACATCAACGTCGCCATCATGAACGTGGCTGCTGCTCAGTCCACGATGGTCGTGACCCGTTCCGGCTCTGCCGGCGGCTATTCGGACGTGGCTGAATGCGATGCCGTGTTCAACGAGCAGGGCGTGCAGATGTTCGACCGTTATCTGGCGCTGTCTTCGCGCTCGTATAACGGCATGGCGTCGGATCTCGCTGGCCGTCAGACCATGACGGGCAAGCCGACCACCGCCTATGAGCGTTCGTTCGTCGGTGAAGTCGCTGGCTTCCAGACCTACAAGATGGACTATGCCAACCGCATCGTGGGCAACACCACCCCGGTCGGTGACATCACCATCAACGGTGCGAACCAGTACTACACCCCGCGTGCGACATCGACCGCCGGCACGGGTGAAACCAACAACGTGGACAACCGTTATCAGTCGCTCAACATCACGTTGGCTGCTGGCGCTGTTGTGCGCGTTGGTGACTGCTTCAAGCTGGCCTCGGTCAACGCGTTGCATCACATCACCAAGGGCGACACTGGCCAGGCCAAGACGTTCCGCATCATCTCGATCACCTCGGGTGGCGGCACTGCAGGCAACAACACCGTTGTCATCTCCCCGCCGATCATCTCGGCTCAGGGCGGCACCGATGCTGAACTGCAGTACAAGAACGTCTCGGCCACCCCGGCCAACGGTTCGACCGTCACCATCCTGAACGTGGACGCTGCCGACATTAACGTGTTCTGGCAGAAAGACGCTCTGGAAATCCTGCCGGGCCGTTACGCAATCCCGACCAACGCTGGCGTTGACGTGATGCGTGGCACCACCGATCAGGGCATCGAACTGGTGATGCAGAAGTTCTACGACATCAACACCGCCATCACGAAATATCGTATGGATACGTTCTTCGGTGTTGTGAACAAGCAGCCCGAAATGTCGGGTATCTTGCTCTTCAATCAGGTTCCCTGATTGTGATCTTTGGGGGCGGGGAAACTCGCCCCCTTCAACCATCCAAGGGGTTTAATGCCATGCCGTTGAAAAAAGGTTACAGCCGCAAGTCCATCGGTGAGAATATCAAGATGGAAGAAAAGTCGGGCCGCCCGCGCAAGCAGGCCATCGCCATCGCATTGAACACCGCACGCACCGCCGCCATGAAAGCCGGCAAGCCCGGCAAAGCACCGAAGGGGAAGAAATAATGCCGGGTGGTCTCTACTCCAACATTCAGAAAAAGCGTGAGCGTATCAAAGCCGGATCTGGCGAGAAGATGCGCAAGCCTGGCACCAAGGGCGCGCCGAGCGCCGCCGCATTCAAGGCATCGGCCAAGACAGCCAAGAAGGGCAAAAAATGACGACCATGCTTTACAAATCTCCCGGCGCGTTCAAGCGGAGCGCGACCGAGACGTTTGATCTGTGCATCGTGGAAGATGACGAGATTGAAGCCACCATCAAGGCTGGCTGGCACTTCACCGTGCGCGAGGCTATCGCAGCCGCCAGCGGTGCTGCGCAAGATCCTGAACCCGAGGCCAAGGCTAAACCAAAGCGTGGCCACACGCGCAAATCTGAGGCTCTGTGATGGCATACACCAAGCGCGACATCGTGAACCGGGCATTCGAAGAGATCGGCCTCGCTGGCTATGTCTTTGACTTGGCCCCGCAGCAGCTTGAGGGCGCGTTGCAGCGCCTTGACGCGATGATGGCAACATGGAACGGCAAGGGCATCCGCCTGCGCTATCCACTGCCGTCTTCCAACGCTGCCAGCGATCTGGACCAAGTGATCGGCGTTCCCGATGACGCGCTTGAAGCCATGCACCTCAATCTGGCGGTGCGCATCGCGCCGGGTTATGGTAAAACAGTTTCACCAGACACGAAGGCCAACGCTCAAATGTCGTACAAGGCGCTGCTTTCCAGATCGACCTTCCCGACCGAAATGCAGCTTGGAAATATGACGATCCCGAGCGGCCAGGGCAACAAGGGCTGGCGCTATTACAACGACGCGTTCCTGCGTCAACCGATTGACCCGCTGACGGTTGGCCCGGACAGCGCATTGACATGGGAATGACGCGATGACCAACATCAACCAGCTTTCTTCGCTTGACACGCTCCAGCTTGGCGATCTGCTCGCCGTCTGGTCCACGAATAACGGCGACACGCGCAAAGCCTCAATCAACCTGCTGCTGACCTTCATGCAGGACAACCTGACGCTGCCGGGTTCGCTGACGACGCAATACGCGGCACCCAGCGCCACTGGCTTCTCGGTGACTGTAGCTGCCGGCGACACTTGGCTGTTGCTGACGCCCACGGCGACCTTTGCGGCTGGCACCATCGTGCTGCCATCGGCGCCGACCGACAAGCAAGAGGTGAGCGTCAACTGCACGCAGATCGTTTCCTCGCTGACCGTCTCGGGCGCAGGCAAAACAGTCACCGGCGCTCCGACCACTTTGGCCGCTGCCAACGCCTTCTTCACCATGCGGTTCGATGCCGCCACCAACGCCTGGTATCGGGTCGGCTAATGCAGATCGGCATCATCAACGGGATCTATACGGATGGCTCGCCCGACTTTCGGACGAGTTATCCTGTCAACCTTGTGCCTGTGCCGAAAGCCACGGGCATCTCGGAGGGCTATCTGCGCCCCGGTGATGGCATTGTGAAGACTGGTGACGGGCCTGGGTTCAACCGGGGCGGCATCAACTGGAACGGCGTGCTGTACCGCGTGATGGGGACAAAGCTGGTGACTGTTGCGCAGAACGGCACCGTCACGGTGATCGGGGACGTGGGCAGCGGTGGCCGCGTGACGTTCACCTACAGCTTCGATTATCTGGCCGTGACTTCTGGCGGGCGCCTGTATCTCTATGATGGCACGACGCTGGCACAGGTGACTGATCCAGATCTCGGCACGGCTCTGACCGTGGTTTGGGTCGATGGTTACTTCATGACGACCGACGGCGAGTTTCTCGTCATCACCGAATTGAACAACCCCTTCGCCGTAGATCCGCTGAAGTATGGATCTTCGGAAGCCGACCCTGACCCGGTGAAGGCTCTGCTAAAACTGCGCAACGAGATCTACGCGCTGAACCGCCACACCATCGAGGTGTTTGACAACATCGGCACGGCTGGCTTTCCGTTCCAGCGCATCCCCGGCGCGCAAATGCAAAAGGGCACTCTAGGCACGCACACCTGCTGCGTCTTTGGCGAAAACATTGCCTTCATGGGCAGTGGCACCAATGAAAACATTTCGGTCTATATCGGTGCCAACGGCACTGTGCAAAAGATCGCCACGCGCGAGATTGAGGAAATCCTTGCGGGCTATACCGAAGCCCAGCTTTCCACCTCGTTCATGCAGGAGCGCACCGAGGGGGGCCACCAGTTTCTCGACATCCACCTGCCAGACCAGACCATTGTGTTCGATGCCGCAGGATCGCAGGCTGTCGGGCAGCCTGTCTGGTTCTTCCTGCGCACCTCGCTGGTTGGCCTCGGTCGATGGGCTGTCTGCGATGCGGTCTGGGCCTATGATCGGTGGAACGTCTGCAAACCTGCTGACACTGACGTGGGCTATCTGGACAAGAATATCGCCAGCCACTGGGGCGAGACAATCGGCTGGGAGTTCGGCACGACCATCGTCTACAACGAGAGCCGTGGGGCGATTTTCCATGACATGGAATTGGTCTCGCTGACGGGCCGCGTGCAGCCCGGTGCCGATCCGACCGTGTGGACATCCTATTCGGTCGATGGCCTGACATACAGCGTTGAGAAGCCTGCGCGCGTGGGCAAGCTGGGCGAGTATAACAAGCGGGTGGTCTGGCTTCAGCAGGGCCACATGCGCAATTGGCGCTTGCAGAAGTTCCGTGGCACCAGCGAGGCGCAACTTGCGATGGCACGTCTGGAGGCGCGGGTAGAACCGCTGGCATTCTGATGGCAGATCCCACACCGCTTAATCGAAACCAGATCGCCGCCTTTGTCGGCAATGACCCTGACGCCATCCGCGCCATCGAGCGGCTGTTCAAGGTGGCTGGGCAGTTGACGCCCGCCGATATTGTGGTCCTCAACCAGTTGATCCTTGACAACATCCAAGCCACCGGCGCGGCTGACAATAAAGCAGAAGTGGCGCTGTCTGAGGCTGAAACGGCAAAAGCATTGGCCGATCCAGTGGCCCTTGCGCCTGCACCTGCGTCTCAAGAGCAGATCGACAATTTGCAACAGCAGATTTCTGCATTGCAGCAAATGCCGCCGCCCAAAGAGTTTAGAACGCCGCGTTATGGGTCTTTTTACGACACAACAATTCAGACAGCGGCTGCGATCAATACTGCCTATGCGATAACGTTTAACACCACAGACTTGTCGCAAGGCGTCTACCGCGGCACGCCAACGTCGCGCGTTTATGTTGACCGTCCCAACGTCTACAACCTGCAATTCTCTGCGCAGTTGGACAAGACATCTGGCGGGGTTGGTCTGGTGTGGATCTGGCTGCGCAAAAACGGTGTCAACATCCCAGACAGTTCTGGGCAAATCCGCATCCAAGGCAACAACGCAGAAATCATCGCTGCGTGGAACTACGTTATCCAGTTGAACGCTGGGGACTACATCGAATTGATGTGGGAAGTGGACGACACGTCTGTCATTCTGTTGGCCGAAGTTGCCTCGGCAATCCATCCTTCTGTGCCGTCAGTTATTTTGACGGTGACAGATAACGTCAGCTCTCTGGAGGTTTAAACATGGCTGTTGTCACGAAGGTTCTGATCCCGGCTAAGATCGCCGAGGTTGGTCAGACCACCCAATATACCGCAAGCGGTGTCACGGCGATCATCGATAAATTCACCGCCACGAACTATGACACGGTGGCACGCACGATCAGCGTTAACCTTGTGACCTCTGGCGGATCTGCTGGCAATGACAACCTGATCGTGAAGACGAAAACGCTTCAGGCGTCAGAAACCTACACCTTCCCCGAATTGGTCGGTCAGGCGCTTGCGCCCGGCGGCTTTATTTCCACGATTGCCAGCACTGGCACCTCAATCAACATTCGCTGCTCAGGCCGGGAGGTATCGTAATGGACGAGATGATGATGGAGTTTGGTCTGCCGAAGATGAAGATCTCCAGCGCAGCCGAAAACAAGAAGAACAAGCAGGTGGCGATTGATAGCTGGCAGTTTGGCCCAGCCAACCCGTCGCTTGACCCGAAGGCGAACAAGCCGTTCTGGGCTGGGCTGGCCAAAGCCTGGGACATGAACGAGAAGGAAGCCCGCCGTCGCATGTGCCTGAACTGCGAATACTTCTGCGTTGACCCGATGATGCAAGCCATGATGGAAAGCATCCCGGTGACGGACTATGACGCCTCTGGCGGCGGTCGCGGCTATTGCAAGAAGTTCGATTTCGTCTGTTCAGCCCTGCGCGCATGCCAGGCGCATGAAGGAGACGACTGATGGATTACCGCGAAATGGCCCGCATGATTGCCATCGAAGAGGGCGTTGACCCCGATCTGTTTACGCGACTGGTCGAGGCTGAAAGCAGCTTCAACCAAGACGCCAGATCCTCTGCCGGCGCGATTGGCTTTGCCCAGTTGATGCCGGGAACGGCTGCCGATCTCGGCGTTGATCCGTACGATGACGAGGACAATTTGCGGGGCGGTGCGCGGTATCTTCGTCAGCAGCTTGACGAGTTCGGAGATACCAACTTGGCTCTGGCTGCCTATAACGCTGGCCCCGGCAACGTGCGCAAATACGGCGGCATTCCACCGTTTGAAGAAACGCAGAACTATGTTGCCAAGATCATGGGCGGGTACGGTGGCCAAGGCACAACTCCCACGCAATCCCGTTTCCGCCCGATGCCGGGTGGCGCGGAGGAAAGCGATTTCGCGCGTGGCTATCAGCCGTCGAACCGTGTAGCGGATCTTTACGGGGAGCGCGTCGATCCGCTTTCCCTGTACAATCCCTATGCCATCCTTGAAAGGTTCCGCCTGCAATGACGAGCCTTGCCCGAAAAACCGATTTCTGCGATAATGCGGACGCTGAGACTTTGGCCCACCAGCAGGCAAGATCCAAAGAGGGTTGCCCGGTGCTGGTTCGCCAAGCTGAAAAATCAGACAAGGCAGGCGTGATTGAGCAGGCGCGGGCGTTCTTCGCCGCGTCTCCGATGGGCCAGCGTGTTGATTTCGATGAAGTGGGCTTCGGCGCGTTTCTGGATCACGTTGACGCTTCTAACGCAGCGCAGGTTTGGGTGGCTGACAAGGGCGGCGACGTGGTTGGCATTGCGGGCGCAATGGCCTTCCCGCTTTATTTCGCGCCCAGCGTGACCGTCGCGCAAGAATTGTTTTGGTGGGTCGATCCGGCAGAGCGCGGATCTAGCGCCGGAAAGCAGATGATGTTTGCAATCGAGGGCTGGGCCGAGCAGATCGGTGCCAGCCAGTTGTTTATGATCGCGCTTGAAAACGAGCGAGCGGGAACGATGGAGCGCGTTTATTCCCGCAGCGGCTTCATGCCGATTGAGCGCACATTCACGAAGGAAATCCGTCATGGCCATTAGCACAGGTCTTGCCCTGCTTGGCGGCGCTGTTCTAAGCGCTGGTATACAGTCCAAGGCGCAGAAATCTGCCGCTCAAACGCAGTCGGTGGCTGCGGATAAGGGCATTGCAGAACAGCGCCGCCAGTTCGACGCGGTTCAGAAACTTCTTGCGCCGTTTGTCACAGGTGGCACGACGGCTTTTGGCCAGCAGATGGCGCTGACAGGCGCGGCTGGTGCGGATGCACAGCGTGCGGCCATTCAGGCTATCGAGCAAGGCCCAGAGTTTGCCGCTCTGGCGCGGCAGGGCGAGAACGCGATCTTGCAGAGTGCGGCTGCCACGGGTGGCCTGCGTGGCGGCAACGTGCAGGGCGCGCTGGCTCAGTTCAGACCGCAGATCCTGTCTGGCTTGATTGAGCAGCAGTATAATCGCCTCGGCGGGCTGGCTACGATGGGCCAAAACGCAGCGACTAATGTTGGAACGGCTGGGATGCAAACTGGCACGAATGTGGCCAACCTGTTGCAGCAGCAAGGCGCCGCACAGGCCGGCGGAACGCTCGCCGCTGCTCAGACTTGGGGCAATCTGATCGGCAGCGCAGGAACGGCCTTTGGTCGCGGCATGGCGTATCAAGGCTATACGCCGCAAGGTGCCAGCGCACCGCTGACCTTCGGGCAGGGCATGTTCTACGGCGGGGGAGCGTTCTGATGGAACCGATCAACTACATGCTGGACGTAAAGAACCCCATTGAAGAGGCGATGCGCGGTTATGGCCTTGGGCGGGCGGACATTGAGCAGCGCCAGGTTATGCAAGAGCGTGAGCAGATGATGGGCATGCGTGACACCGCAGAGGCGCGCGCTGCTTCCGAGTTTGAGATGCGCCGCGCAGAGGCAGAGCGCCAGCGTGCGCAGGCCGAGGCTATGCAGACTCAGCTTGCTGGCCTACGCGATATGGCGAAGAACGGCACGCTGACGACCGATGCGCTAAACCAGTTTGCTCTGGACAACGCCATGACCTTTGGCGATTTCCAAACCGCTTTTCAGAATATGGAAGCCCCGCGCCGTGAGGCTGACACGCAATTCGGCATCCAGCTTTCGACCAGCCTTCTGGGCGGCAAGCCCGAGGTGGCGTTGGCCATGCTGGACGAGCGCATCGCAGCCGCAGAGAACGCAGGAGACGCGCAGGAAGCCGCTGCCCTGCGTGCCAACCGCAAGCTGGTAGAGATCGACCCGCAGGGCCAAGGCGTGGCCACGCTGGCGCTTTTGACGGCTTCTGGGGCGCTGCCTCCTAGCGTCATGGACGCGATCATCAAGGAGACCGGGCAGGGCGGCGACAATAAAGAGCTATTCGAGCTCGAGAAGCAGGTGCGCAAGGAATACACCGATCTAACCAAGGACTACAGAACGGTAGCGCAGGCGTTTGATCGCGTGGCAGCGTCTCAGGACACAGGCCCTGGCGACATTGCGCTGATCTTCAACTATATGAAGATGCTTGACCCCGGTTCGACAGTCCGTGAGGGTGAATTCTCAACTGCTCAAAACTCTGGTGGCATCCCGACAGCCATTAGAAACACTTACAACCAAGCGGTCGCTGGTGAGCGACTGACTGCCGAGCAGCGCGCGTCTTTCAAGAGCCAAGCGGAAGACCTGTTTGCCGCCGCAGCCAAATCTGAGGAGCGGGCCCGCGTTTCACTGATGCCTGTCATCAAGAAGTATGGTCTGGATGAAAACCAGATTTTTGGCGCGCCAAGTGAAGCCGAAGAAGAGGCCGCACCAGCACCTGGGACCACGCCAGCCGCCGCAGACGAAGCAAAGGCCACGTTCATGGCCAACCCGGCTGTCGCTGCGCTGGCACCTGAAGTCCGAGAAATGGCTTGGGAAATCTATCAAAAGCAGACGGGGCAGTAATGGCAGATCTAGACCCAATCGCGCTTGCTGCTGCAATTGCCGAGGCAACGGCTAAATCAAAGGCGCAAGAGCCACAAGGCAAAACCGCCGATCTCGAGCGCCAACTCGGGTTGACTGGGCGCGCTGCGGCTCAAGGAGCCGCTGGCATCGTCGGCCTCGCCTATGACCCGATTGCTGCGGTGCAGAACTACCTGTTTGGAACCGAGACGCAGCCGCTGCGAGAGCAGGTCAAGCGTGCGCTGACCGATCTTGGCGTGCCTGAGCCTGAGACGGCCACCGAGCGCGTGATTGGTGCCATCAGTGAGGGTGCCGTTGGTGCTGGCGGTCAGGCAGCTATGGCACGCGGTGCAGAGCGCGTATTGACCACTGGAGCGCAGCGAGTGGCTGGTCAGCTTGCAGCCCAACCCGGCGCACAGGCTGCCGCTGGTGGTGGTGGTGGCGGCGCGGCGCAGGTTGTTGCAGAAGCAGGCGGCGGACCGGGTGCGCAACTTGCGGCTGGTCTGGCTGGCGGTGTCGCTGGTGGGCGCGCCGCTGGCGTAAGAATGGAAGCCCCATCGGCTGCATTGCCTGCCGCCGTGCGCGAGACTGAAGATGTCGGCATCCGCGTGATGACCACTGACGTGCGCCAGCCGACGACGTTTGCAGGTCGCTGGCTGCAACGCACTGGCGAGATGATCCCGATGGCAGGCACGGGTGGCCCGCGTGCTGCACAGCAGCAAGAGCGCATTGACGCATCTGTTGACCTTCTGCGCAACTACGGCGTCACCGAAGCGTCAGCCGCAGACAACACCATCATCTCAAACGTGGCGAAGGATCTTCTGGCCCGTCGCGGCGAGAACCTGACAAAATACACCGGCATGAAGACCGAGGTGATTGACCGCCTGTCGCAGCCAAACACCACAGTTGCAGTGGCGAAATCTGTCGCGAAGATTGACGAAGAAATCGCGCGCCTGAACAAGATCAGCCCGACGCAGTTCAAGCCCGTGGTTGATCGGTTGATCACTTGGCGTGACGACCTGACCGGCACCCGCGAGGTCGCGCTTCCAAACGGCCAGACGCAGACAGTCGTCCAAGGCCAGCCGCTGGCAACAATCGAGGTTTTGCGCAAGCAGATCGGCGAGGCGTTCACCGACCCAAGCCTGGCCGCTGTTCGTAGCGAAGGCGAAAAGGTTCTCAGCCGCATCTATGCGCCGCTGCGCGAGGACATGGCGGACTACATCAAGGCAAACGGCCAGCGCCGTGATTTCGACAAGTGGAACATCGCCAACAAGCAGCTTGCCAGCATGGCAGGTGAGCTAGAGCTTGGCGCGATGAAGGCCGCATTGGCGAAGGGTGACACGTCGCCTGAAGTCATCCGCACGATGCTGTTCTCGGCCAAGCCAAGCGACATCAAGGCGCTCTATCGCGGCCTGTCCGCTGAAGGCAAGCGGAACGCCCGCACGGCTGTTTTGCAGGAAGCCTTTAATAAGGTCGGCGGCAACTTTGAGAACCTAAGCCCCGATCAGTTCAAGCGTCAGTTGATCCGCCTCGGCGCACCGATTGGCGTGTTTTTCTCTGGGCAGGATCTGAAGGCCGTCGAGGGGCTGACCCGCGCGCTGAAGATGACCGAGCAGGCCGGGCGCGCTGGCGTCTCGCCACCGACTGGCGTGCAGGCTGTCCCTGTCGTCGGCGCGGCTGTCTTGACCGACATTCTCGGCGGCGCTGGTGCCGGCATCGTTGGCGGCGCCACCATCGGCGGCATTGCCCGTCTGTATGAAAGCGCGCCTGTCCGCAACATCTTGTTGAAGCTGCCGCAGACCACCAAGGGAAGCCCGCAGGAGCAGGAACTCATCAAGCAGCTAACGGTGGCACTGCGCGCCGAGAAGGCCGCCGAAGAGCAGCCGCAGGCAGCCCCGCAATGACCCTATCCAAGCCCCCGCATTTCGTGGTAAAAATCACGCGAAAGGATGCCCAATGAGCCTGCAAATCGCGTCGCCCTTCCAGCAGTTCTTTGATCGGGATGGTTCGCCGCTCGACAATGGCTTCATTTACGTTGGCACTGTCAACCTGAACCCAGAAACAAACCCGCTGACGATTTATTACGACGACGCCCTGACGATCCCAGCAGCGCAGCCGCTGCGGACCTCGAACGGATATATCGTGCGGAATGGATCGCCTGCGCGGCTCTATACGTCGCAGGAAGATTTCTCGCTGACGGTGCGAGACAAGAGCAACGTGCTGGTGTTCACGGTAGCAGACGCGACTTCGCTTTCGAACCTGCAAACGCAGCTTGCCTCTTCATCTGGCTCGTCCTTGGTCGGATATAACCAAGGCGGCACAGGCGCTGTCACCCGCACTGTGCAAGCGCGCCTGCGTGATTATGTGTCGGTCAAAGACTTCGGCGCTGTCGGCAATGGCGTGACGGATGACACGACGGCCATTCAACTCGCGGCGACTCACATTTCCACCACTGGCGGAACCCTATTCTTCCCTGCCGGCGACTATGTGATCTCCACTCGCATTGATTTCACGGGCAATAACGTGAATTGCGTGTTGGACCAAGACGCTGGCATTGTTTACAACACGCCCGACTATGTGGCCTTCAAGTTTACTGGGACAAACTCTTCTGTCGTCGGTGGGCTTGGCAGAGGCTTCATCGGGCCAGCGGCTTGGGATGGGGCAAATACTCCACCAACATACGGCGTCATCTGGTTTACTGGCGACGGAAGTTACGCAAAAACGCGCCTGTTTAACGTCCGTAAAATGGGCATCTGGTTCAAAGATGTCGTTGACGGGACCGCCGAGGGATGCATCATCGAAGGCAACTATCCGTCTGCGTCTTGGACTGGAACTGAGGTTGGTCACGTTGGCGTTGGTTTTGACACAGATGTAGCAAATGCCGGGAACTTTAAGGTTTTAGGATGCACTATCAAATCCTGCGTTCAGGGGGCTTTCCCTGCAAACTATGGAACTGGTGGTGTCACGCAAGGGTTCGTGGCTACTGGCAATATATTTGAAGGCTGCTGGAACCACGGAATTTACAGCAACTTCACGAATGGTGCTGTCATCACTGGCAACAACTTCAATCGCTGCCAAATTCCAGTTGTTGTGTCTGGGGATGCAAACACGGTTACCGGTAATACCATGTATACTGCCGTCAACACGACGGGAGACGAGCGTGATGTTGTTGGGATTAGTGTAAGGGACGGTTCGCGCAATATCGTTACCGGCAACACCATCAAGGGCGTAATTGCAGGTGGCCCTACTGGTGTCATCGTTGTTCAGGACGTGAGCGGGTTGTCTGAACTCAATGACAACATTATTTCGAACAACACCATCGAAATAACCGCTGGCTCTGGTGCAGCCATCCGGGTTCAAGGAACAACAAACGGGGTCAATCGCAACATCATCGAGGGCAACAATATCACGTGCCCCGGTTTTGGCGCGGCTCGCGGGGCCATTGAACTTATAGCGCCTTCATCCACCGTCAACGCCGGGAACAAGATCGTCAACAACGTCGTCAGTCTGACGGCGCTGAGTGAATTTGTATTCGCAACGTATCAGACTGCATCGGAGGTAAGAGGCAACACCTTCGAACTCTTGTGGAACGCTGGGTCTGCGACCACTGTGAATGCCGTGTGGTGGGGGCAAGGCGTCCAGTGCAACACGCAAGACAACACATTGCTTTGCAGAACTGGCTATGGTGCAAACATCACTTTCAGGGGCTTCCGCGAAAGTTTGGCATCAAGCGACAACTTCATCACAAATATCATCAACGCTGTCGGTGGCAGTGCGACATACGCTTTTGCCCTTACTGTTGCTGCAAGCGGTCTTACGATCAATCAGCTTGGGACTGGCGCTCCGACAACTCAGGCAAAAATAGGCTCTATCTGGCGACGTTCTGACGGCGGTGCCGGGACGACGTTCTATGTCAAGGAAAGCGGAACCGACGCAACTGGTTGGGTGGGCAAATGATTAGTCCTCGGCTTAATCTGGATTTCACTTCGGCATCCTTGGACGGTCGCGTGTCCGTGGCGCGGGCGTTGAATACGGCCACCCGCACCAACAGTAGCGGCCTTGTTGAAGGTGTAAGCGCAAACACCCCTCGGTTTGATTTCGACCCAATCACGAAAGCGTGCCGTGGTCTGCTTATCGAAGAGAGCCGCATCAACCTTTGCCAGCGCAGCGAAGATTTTACCGATGCGCTGTGGGTTAAAACGGCAGTCACAATTGGAGCAAACGCAACGACAGCCCCCGATGGGTCTCTCACGGCTGACAAGATTATTGAGAACACAGCCAACACGGCACACAACGTGTTTCAGGCTGTCACGACGGTCGGCGCGACTGTCTATTCACCTTCCATATATGTGAAATCCTCTGGAAGAAATGTGCAGGTTATTGCCTTCCAGCCTGTGTCTCCTTTTGCAAATTTGGGTCTTGTCAGCGTTGACCTGTCAAACGGAAGCATTTTGTCAGGCTCTGGTGTCGTGACAAGCGTTGGCAATGGATGGTATAGGATTTCCGTTACCGGGGCTGCCCCTGACGCTTTGACGAGGTTGCGCGTCGGTCTGCTGAGTGGGTCATCAGCGAGTTACACTGGGGATGGCACAAGCGGTGTCTTCGTTTGGGGCGCGTCTTTTGAGGCTGGATCTTCGGCCACAAGCTACATCCCGAATTTGACGACAGGGAGCACTACTCGCAATGCCGACGTGGCCACGGTTACGGGAACCAATTTCAGCGATTGGTGGCAGCCGGGCAAAGGCTCTGCGCTGGTTCGCGCCCGCCCGTCTGTTGTTTCCGGCACGCGCCCGCTGATCCAGTTTGACGACACCACGGGTGGCAACATCATTGCCCTGCGTGGGAACGCGACAAACCCAGAACTTTACGTCAGAACCGGAGGTTTGGATCAGGTTCAGATCGACGCAGGCACCATCGCGGCCAATACCAGCTATCGCTTGGCTGGATCTTGGGCCGAGAATAGCTGCGCTGCCAGCATAAACAGCGGCACGCCTGTCCTCGATGGCGTGGCGACAATCCCAGTTGTCACGCAGAGCCGTCTCGGCAGCGACGGCACCAACTACCTCAACGGCCACCTTGAGGCGGTTGAGTATTACGATGAGCGCGTCCTGGATGCCTCTCTGCAAGTGGTGTCTAGCACTGCTGGATATAGATCAATCATCGGCCCGGTTTTCCGGGACGCCATCATTTCGTAAGGAGGCGATCATGCCAGCAACGACCAAGACCCTATCGGCTCAGAATACGTTTACTGATGCCGTTCTCATTATCGGTGACTTCAACGTCTCCATCTCCGGCACCTTCGTTGCCACCGTAACGGTGCAGCGTTCGACCGATGGCACGGTGTGGCGTGATGTCAACACCTTCACGGCACCGTTTGAAGGTGTCGGCTATGACCCGATGAAGAACTTCTACCGGGCCGGCATCAAGACGGGCGCCTATACGTCTGGATCTGCCACGATCACGCTGAACGGCTACGACAACTGGCCGCCGCGTTACTGATATGGCGAAGTCCCCGGCTTGGACCAGAAAAGAGGGCAAGAACCCCAAGGGCGGATTGAATGCCAAGGGGCGCGCCTCTGCGAAGGCCGAGGGCATGAACCTGAAGGCCCCGGTGAAGTCTGGCGACAATCCTCGCCGGGCTTCATTCCTTGCGCGCATGGGCAACATGCCGGGGCCTGAGTATAAAGACGGTGAACCGACGCGCCTGCTTCTCAGCCTGCGGGCATGGGGCGCGTCCAGCAAGGCAGATGCCAAGAAAAAGGCTGCGGCCATTTCGAAGCGGAATAAGACATGAGGGACGCTATGGAAGTGCTTGATGCGGTCATGCAATGGATCGTCGCCCCGGTGGCGGCCTTCGTGTGGGTGCTGCACAACAAGCAACAAACCCATAGCACTGACATCGAGGTGCTGAAGGCCCAAGCGTCGGCCAACAACAAGGCCCACGATCTCGAAATGAAGAACCTGCAAATCCTGATCCAGAAGGTTTTCGACAAGCTGGACAAGATTGAAGAGAGCCTTCGCAAATGAGACCGCTGAACGAGGTGATCGTTCACTGCACGGCCACCCCGCCTGACTGGTGGTTGGCGCGCACCACCGCCGACAAGGTGGCCGAGGTGCGCCGCTGGCATGTGAACGGTCGCGGGTGGAAGGACATCGGCTATCACTTCCTGATCGACCGCAATGGTTCTACGGTCGCGGGCCGCCCTTTGGATCAGGTCGGATCTCACACCAAGGGCAAAAATACCGGGACCATCGGAATATCGCTGTTCGGCGGTCATGGGTCGTCGGCTGACGACAAGTTTGCGGATCACTTCACGCCCGAGCAGGACAAAGCATTGCAGGATCTGCTGGTGCGTTTGCTGAAGGATCACCCGACGATCAAGACGATCTCGGGCCATAACCAATACGCTGCCAAGGCTTGCCCAGGCTTTTCCGTGC